TCACCATTGCCAACGAAGCGCAACGGCTTGGCGATAAAGACGCCTTCGGAGCCTCTAAGAAGCCTGCGGTTGCCTACATGCGCCGATTGGTTAACTGGGCCATGCGCCTGGACATGAATATCTGGTTCGTCGCGCATGAAGGAACGGAATGGGGAATCAATCCGAAGACCGGACAGCGTGAGGAAGTGGGCAAGGTTCCGGATGTGTGGGACAAGCTGGTTTATGAGTTAGACCTTGCGCTTCACGCCAAGAAGATCGCCAACAACCGTCTAGCAGTAGTCCGCAAGTCACGACTCATCGGATTTCCTGACTTGGAAACCTTCCCGCTGGACTTCGACGACTTCGCTACGCGCTTCGGCAAGGACGCCATCGAGGCTCCCGTTGCACTCATCACGCTGGCAACGCCTGAGCAGGTGGGCGAAGTGGTCAAGCTCCTATCGCTGACCAACGTGCCAGAGACGGACATCTCAAAGGGTTTCGCCAAAGCAGGGGTCGAATCGTGGGCAGAGATGACGGGTGAGCAGATTAGTAAATGGCTTGAGTTCCTGCGCAAGCGCGTTGCCGCTAGCGTGCCAGCTTCGAGCATCTAATAACCAACAAAAGAAAAGGGAAAACATAGAATGAAATTCACACCAAAGACAGAGAAAGAATTAGCCGAGCAGGGGCTTTTACCTAAAGGCACTTACCCTTTCGAGGTTGCCGACGCACTTGAAAAGGTGAGCACCAAAGGGAATGAGATGATTGTGGTTCAGCTAATTGTTTACGCTGATGACGGTAGCAGCCGGAAGTTGACCGATTACCTCATGGAGAGCGTAGCTTTTAAGCTACACAGCTTTTGTAAATCGACGGGCCTGCTGCCTAAGTATAGCCAGGGCAACTTTGGGGCCGAGGATTGCCTAGGCCGGAGCGGTTACGTCAACATTGCGATTGAGCCAGCCAAGCCAAAGGAGGATGGGAACGGGGAATGGCCTGCTAAAAATAAAGTGGTAAGCTATGCGAGCGGAGCGGAGAAGGCCGCATCGGGAGCCGTGCCAGCAGTTACTAAGCCCGCGCCAACGGAGCGCGAGCAGTCGAACCAAAGCCCATCAGGTGAAGGCGGAAACATCGACGAAGACGTGCCCTTTGCCCCATGCCTACATTAACCAAGCCCAAGCCTAAAACGACCTACTGGCTACCGACAGAGCGCAGCCCGTGGGCAGTGATTTACTACTGCGAGCTTAAAGGCCAATGGCGTTATCTCGGGATGCGCGAGACGCGGGCGGAAGCACGGGAGCTTGCCAAGTGCGTAAAGCAACGCCAGCCAAAGGGCAGTTTACTCCACAAGTCAGCCGCAAGCGTGCGCGTGGTGCGTGCTTGGATTCCGCTGCGCTAAACAATAACCAAACGCCGCGCTTGACTCGCGAGGGTCAGTCGCGTTTTTAGAGATTGAATTAAGCGGAGTGAACACCGCTCAACGTCAGGATAAATTACCGACGCGCTCGGGAGGGTAGCCAATGGCTATCTGTTCACCCTCGGGCGCGGTCGGTTCGTTTTTTAAGTTATGGATTATGATACATTCATCGCATCAAAGGTGCGCACGGTTTCGAGTTACGGCTTTGATCCGTTGCCTATAACGGCCCCGCTTTTCGACTGGCAAAAGCATATTGTGGAATGGGCTGTGCGCAAAGGCCGTGCCGCTCTTTTTGAAGACTGCGGACTAGGTAAGACCGCGCAGCAGTTGGAATGGGCGCATCAAGTGCATCAGCATACAGGCGGCAGCGTCCTAATACTCACACCGCTCGCAGTTGCACAACAGACCGCCCGTGAAGGCGTGAAGTTCGGCATCCCTGCCAAGGTCGTCGAGTCTCAATCCGAAGTTAATGAGTCAGGCATTTACATTACGAATTACGAAAAGCTAGATCACTTCAACGCGGCAGACTTCGCTGGCGTGGTGCTCGATGAAAGCTCAATCCTAAAGAACTTCACAGGCAAGACACGCCGCGCACTAACCGACGCATTTGCAAACACACCATACCGCTTATGCTGCACGGCAACGCCTTCACCTAACGACTACACGGAGCTAGGCCAGCACTCCGACTTTCTGGGCATTTGCTCGCCAGCCCAGATGCTTTCCACCTACTTCATAAACGACACGTTTAACACGGGCGACTGGCGGTTAAAAAAGCACGCCGAAAAGGAGTTCTGGAAATGGCTGGCTAGCTGGGCTGCGTGCGTATCGAAGCCATCGGATATTGGATTCGCGGATGACGGATATATATTGCCCGCGCTCAATATGCAGAACGTGACCGTTCACGTCGATGAGTCGGAAGACACAGGCGATGACCTTTTCCGTATCGCTACGCTTTCCGCTACTACGATGCACCGTGAGATGCGAATGACTACGGCGGCGCGAGTCGAAGCCGTTGCCAAGATCGTGAATAACTCGCCGGAACAATGGCTCGTTTGGTGCAATACAAACGACGAAGCCGACTCACTATCGGAAGCATTGAAAGACTCCATCGAAGTGCGAGGCAGTGACACCGCTAAGCACAAGGAAAAGAGCATGATGGATTTTATTGACGGAAGCGTGCGAGTCCTTGTTTCCAAGCCGTCAATCATGGGCATGGGTATCAATTTCCAGAACTGCGCAAACGTCGCGTTCGTTGGGCTTTCATACTCATTCGAAGACTTCTACCAAGCATTGCGCCGCTCATACCGATTCGGCCAAAAGCGCGAGGTAAACGCATTTATCATTCAAGCACAGACCGAAGGCGCGATTACCCGCGCAATCGAAACCAAGATCAACCAGCACAAAGAAATGCAAGAGAACATGAAAAAAGCAGCCAAGGAATTACGATTTGCTAAGAGTGAGGAGATCAATGCCAAGGTCGATATATCGACAACAACGGGCGATAACTGGACAGTTCACCACGGAGACTGCGTGCGTGTCGCAAAGACGATACCAGACCACTCAATCGGGTTCTCAGTATTCAGCCCTCCATTCGCTGATTTATTCACCTATTCAAATGACCCGCAGGACATGGGCAACTGCGGAAGCATGGCAGAGTTCATGATTCACTTTGACCACCTGATCGAAGAGCTATTGCGAATCATGCAAGCAGGTCGCGAGGTGGCCGTTCACTGCGTCGATTTGCTTTCAACTAAATGGAAGCATGGCAGTATTCAATTTCAGGACTTCAGTGGCGAGATTATCCGCGCGTTCTGGAAGAAGGGGTTTTTATTTCATTCACGAGTTTGCATTTGGAAATCGCCCGTTACCGAGATGCAACGCACGAAAGCGCACGGGTTACTGCATAAAACACTACGGACCGACTCATCAAATAGCCGAGTCGGTTGCGCCGATTACCTCCTAGTTTTTCGCGCACCTGGCGATTGCGTTACACCTGTAACGAAAGACGGAAACAAGTATCCGGTTAGTTGGTGGCAGGAGGTCGCGTCGCCTGTATGGATGACGGTAGATCAAGGCCGCGTGCTCAATGGCGAGTGCGCCCGTGACCAAGCCGACGAACGCCATATTTGCCCACTGCAACTCGACGTTATTGAGCGAGCAATCGAGCTATGGTCAAATCCTGATGACTTGGTTTTCTCGCCATTTACCGGCATCGGAAGCGAGGGTTATGGCGCGTTGTCACTTGGCCGCAAGTTCGTCGGAGCCGAGCTTAAAAAGAGCTACGCTGAACAGGCGTGCGCCAATCTTAAAAACCTAGCAAACCAATCGGACTTGTTCCGCATTTAATAACATGGAAAAAACAGCGCAACTAACAGCCGCCGAAATCTACGCGGCATACCCGCGAAAGGTGGCGAAGGCGGCGGCATTCAAGGCGATTGAAAAGGCGTTGAAGGCGGCGCGAAAGGCGAACCCTGAGAGCGGCTCGGCGAACCTGCTAAAAGCCGTGCAAGCCTACGCTGAGGCCGTTAGCCAATGGCCCAAGGATGAACGCCGTTTCGTGCCGCATCCGGCGACGTGGTTTAATCGTGGCAGTCACGATGATGACCCTAGTGAATGGACACGGGAGCCGAAAGCGGAAAGCATGAAAGGGCGTGCAGGGTGGCTAGGATGAACGACGACATTCCGGAGGTTCCCGCTTGGCGTGCCGCGTTTGAAGCGGCCATCGCGCATCTGCCCGAGTCGGTTACGATCCCCTACGAATTAACCGACGAAGGGCAACGGCTCGCCAAGTTCAAGCGCGTATGCCCGCCCGAGTTCTGCGTCAAGATCGACCGCGCTAAACTCAATCACGCCGCGCCATTCGATAACGTGGCGCAGTGGGACGGGCGATTTAAAGGACCGTGCGCAGTAGGCGGTACGGGTAGCGGCAAAACCCGCGCCGCTTGGTCCGCGCTGGGTCGCCTTTACGTACGTGAGAACAAGCCATTTGCGTGGTTTCCCGTTAAGCGCCTGATGTCGGAGATCGCGTGGTATGTCGAGCACGGTCAAACCGACGCCTTTTTTCGCGGTTATGACATGTTCAGCGTCCTCATGGTTGACGACGTAGACAAAATTAACTGGCAGTTTGAGAGCAACCAAGAAGCCCTGTTTGCGTTCTACGATTGGATTTATAGGTCAAACAAACCATGTATTACAACCACTAACCAGACAGCCAAATGGTGGGCGAATAAAATGGGCGATGCGTTCACGAGACGGCTATTCGATGACGCGCATTTTGCGGTAAAATTCTAAGCGACAATCTCAAAACAATCGACAAGCCCGCCGCGTGATGCGCGGGAAATAATATGAAAACACAAAACTGCGAATGCTTAGGCTCTGTGTTTGAGCTTTCCGAAAACGACGAACTTAATGACACGTATTACACGCGTGGATTTTTTGCTACGCTAGCGGATGCAGTGGCCGAAGTCGAAAAGCACGGCATTGACCTGTGTGAGGTGGCTAACGATAGCAGAGAGTCTGCGTGCATTGAGATTCACGAACACCCGTTCGGGCTTTGTCTTCGTGGCCGCCCTAAGTGGGAGCGCAGGTGGGTCTATGACTACGAACGCGAGCATGGCGACCGCTGGCAGATTTCCGAAACGGGCACAACGCGGACATTAGGTCTAGCGACTGGTTGGGCTCCGATGCCTTTTAATTTCTGATAACTAACAACCGATGAAGAACATAATCTATAAAATTAGGTATTGCAAGTACTGAGACAGCCCCTTGTATATTATTTGAATTTTGAAGAGATTGTACACAAATTGTTTTACGTGAGCTACGAACTGTTGATGGTATATTAGATTGTAAAGTAGAAAAATAACGAAACGATGTTGTCGTAGCATCATTTAAACCATCATATGTAATTGCAACACTTACCCCAAAGGGGTTATATTGTAATATAATATAACCGTCTAATGACGTACTCGTTGTAAATTGAAAACTATCATAAGTATTAATATTAACTAAGTTTCCTAATGAATTAACCACAGGTACTACTGATTTTTGATTATCTGTATCTGATGCATCAAATGCCGCCCTCGCTTCTTCTTTAGTATAAGGACGACCATAAAAAATAGAAGCCGCTGAAGGTTTCCCTCGTCTTAACATTATTTGAGATGCTCTACCGGGCTTCCTTTGTACAAATTTCACTTTTTTTGCAGCTGTTGCTTTTGAACCAGCTTTAGAACTACGTTTAACTGGTGCTGAAGTTGTTTTTCTTGGACGACCTGCCATTATATGATATATCATAGTATTATATTTTTTTTTCATAACTATACATTTTTATTTTAATTATAAAAATTTATCTATTTATGTATCATGCTATTATTTAATAATAATAATCATTCTATAAAGAAAAAAATATAATTAATGAACCATTTATTTATCTTCCATGGTCTTTATCATGGTCTTTTGCCATGGTGTCTGGTTAGGGTGTTATGTCAGGGTCTGATGTTACGGTGACATTTACAAATTATGATATTATTATAATATTTCATATTATATGCCATAGCATGGGAAGGAACAATAGAAAAAGTTTATATTATATGGGGACCATTTTATATTTCTGTTATATATTTTCCATTTTATGATTTGTTAAATATTTGTGCTGTAAAATAACAATTGGTTGGATTTGTCACCCACGCTGGTGTCAATATTTTTATTGCCCAAAAATCTGTTGTATTAATAGGAATACTCACAGAAAAATTTGCAAATGTATTTGCATTTACACCGCCATCTAAAGTAAAAGTTCCGCAAAGATTGTCAGTTCCAGTTGTAATATTTCTTAAATAAATAGTAACAGGTTCAGAACTACCATTAACAACTTGATTTACTCCTATAAGTACATTCAACACACTACCACTCTTGGTAAATTTCCAAGCTCTTCCAGCAGTTGTTGTAGCAGGAGCAATATTAGCTGCAAAAGGCATATAATATATTGTTGAATCCGCTGGACTTAATACATTTGCAATAAATGTTTTCCACTCACCAGCATTATCCCATATAGATGCAGAAGCAATTCTGCTATCAGCAAGTGTACCTGACCATCCTACTGTAAGACTTACTGCTTGAAGTAAAGATGTTGCTGGTGTTCCTCCTAAAGTTATAGTAACATTTGTATCATCAACTTTTGTTAATGCTGCAGGAGTTACTGTAGGTATAGTAGGAAATGTTTGCCATGTCTTATCACCTCTCCAATATTGTGAAACTGTACCAGCTGTTATAGCAGGTTCTTTAGCATTCCAGTATGTAGCACTTGCTATTCTAGCATCTGCTAAAGTACCCGTCCAACCAACAGTTAAAGATACAGCTTGTAATAAAGCAGTAGCTGGAGTACCACCTAATGTTAGAAGTACATTAGTGTCATTTGTTTTGGTA